CGTCCCTAACCTCACCCCGATCAAAACCCCTTCTAGGAGACTCCTTTAGGGGGGGGAGTGGGTGCTAACTGTCATCTGTTGATTGACTGTTGCGCCCAAAAAGAAACCTCGGTTGGTGCGCTTGTGTCAGAGGCGTCCGAGGTGTTGTTGAATTGACTATGCCACACACTGCCTAGCCTAGCAACGCCCTCGCAGCCTGCTTTGCCGCATCCTTCACCGCCGCGTGGCTGACTCCCAGTGCAGCCGCTGCCTGGCTCATGTCCTTGTGCCCCGTGAGATGCCCTAGCCCAGTGCCAAATGCCACAGCATTGAGCCTAAGCCTTAGGTTCGCGTCCCTGTGCCCACCCGCTAGGTAGGTCAACAGTCTCACTATCGCAATGCCCCCAGCAGTCTGTGCCTGTGCATCTGCCGTTACCTTGTGCCAGTCCCAAACGTCTGCGGCCTGCTCCTCACTCAGTCCGAGGTCGAGCAAGTCATCGAGTGCCGCTTCGTAATCTTCTGGATCGTTCATGCAAGGTAGCAGTCTCTCCCGCTGTCACGCCCATTGACTCTTGGCGGCGTTCCCGATTCGTCGTCACGAAAGCGTGCTGTCTCTCCAGCAGTCGCACCACTTTTAGCCGATTAGGTCGAACCACGCAGGTGTCGCGGAAGTTATGGCCCGCCGGTTTGAGCCACTAGGCTTGGCAAGCTCTGTCCTCTTCAGTGATGCACACTAGGCTCAATGTCGTCAAGGTCAGCCTCTGTCCATCCCTCTCGGCGCATCTGCGTTTCTAGTGCGTCCACGCGCCTTAGTGCAGCCCGTAGCTGCCTCTGCACTTCTCCTAACGCAGCGCCCAAAGTTTCCAGCGCCAGCGTGTTTTCCAGTCTTTCGTGTGGTTTAATGCTCATTTTAGTTTTGCCTCAAGTTCGCCCAGTTCACAGCCCAGCTCCTCGGCTACACTCATCCGCGCCTCAATTTCGCTTTGAGCCTGGATCACCCACCAGCGAAACGGCGTCCAGTCGTGCGATACTCTGTAGGTCAGATTTGCGATCATTTGCCTGCCTCAAGTTCGTATCTGATCTTTTGCCTAGCCCGTGCCACCTCGACTTGAAAGTGCGTCCAGCAATCCCGTTGGATCATCTGAGCCACCGCATCCCGGTCTTGAACTGCCAGATAATGCCTCGGGAAAGCCTCTAGCAAGCTGTCCAGTTTCTTAAGAAGTTCAGTTGTTGATTGCATTGGAGATTGTCGGGAATTGCTGTTGGAAGATTTCAAAGATGGATTGCGCGATTTCGCGGTGTTCTTTCTGGGTGTGTTCTGAAAGCCTTTGCTGAAAGTAGTGAATCCAGCTTCTCACTGAGCCCGTCATGTAAAGCGTGGTCTGCACACAAAGCGGAAGCACCATTCGTGCGCATTCGCGAGCCACGCCGGCGTCGAGCAACTGCCGGTACAATGCCTCAGCGCCGCCAATAAACCGCCGGATGTTGTACTCCAAATCTTGGTTGCGCATCTGCTGGCAAGAGGATTGCCGGTTTGTTTCAGCCTGGCGGCGAAGCTCGAACGCCTCGAAGTGCTCCACTTCCGAATACCGTTGGCTAAATTCTTGGAACGTGAATGAACGGTGCCGGAGAATCTGCGCCGCAATCGCCCGGGACGTGACAATCTCCACGGTCATGCTGGCCGTCTCAAACACGCTCCAGTGCCCATGCTGGATGCAATAGCGCAACAACCGGTCAGAGGTCGCCATGTTGAGCTGGTTGGACGGGTTGCTAACGCGTGCGGCGTACACGATCACGCCCTCGGCGTCTGGTACGTCAGGGATCATGGATTGAGTAATGGAAATGAGCTTGGTTTTCATTTGTTGGCTGTGGTCATACTGATCAAATGTGTCAGGGTATCAGAATGTGCCATTCTGCGCGTTCCTGAGCCTATTGGTGTTTGCCGTTGATTGCGGCCAACTCATGGCTGATCTCCGCGATCTCGTTTTGCACATTTGTGTTGGGTGTGACATGCGCCGTCAGGTTCTCGATCACGTCTAGCGCCCGGTATACGAGCTGGAAGGCTGCTTCGCCGTCAGCCGGGCTGAGTGCGCACATCAGGCACGGCCTCGCTGCTTGGCTGCGTAGTTCGTCCCTGAGCGTCTCGCTGATCTGTTTTTGCCGTTCCAGCCTTTCGGCCAGATCTTGCGCGACTGCGTACACGTCGGCTTTGGTGATGTTGCTTAAATCGAGAGTCATTTTTGTTTTATCGGTTTGGTGCGGTCTGAGCTTTAGTCAAAATCTTCTGCGATCTGAGATTTCTTTTGCTCGGCAATGATTCGATCAGTTTCTTCGGCTTGAGCCCAGGCGGTGCGTAGCCATTGCTGATCGCGTTCGGAAAGATGCGAAATATCAGGCCGCTGTTTTCTTGAGCCGCTGCCGCCCCTCAAGGGCGAGCAAGCGGGCTCGGTTTTCTCTTTCTCTACTACTCCCGCTGCCGCTGGCGGCGGCGCGGAGTAGTTGTTCTCTTTCTCTCTAAAGCGTCCAAACTGTGTACTCACGTGCCGTCCATGTGGTGTACTCACGTGCCGTTCATCTGGTGTACTGCCGCGTCCATGTGGTGTACTGCTAATTGAGGTCAAAAAAAAGGAATTTCGGGTTGCCCGGTGTGCTCCGTTTGAGCCCGAAAACTTGCGAATTAGTCCCGCTTTTTCGAGCGCATCAAGTGCTGTTTTTACGGTCCCGCGAGAGCATCCTACATGCTCGGCTAGCTGCTCATATGATGCCGAAAAACGTCTTTTGTGTTCGCTCGCCGCTGCACTTTGGAAATGTGTAAGTGCGCAGTAAATAGCGTATGCGTTGATGCCTAGTTTGCCAGCTTGAACGGCAGCTTCGCGGGTCTGCCAAGCAAACGGGCCTTCATCTTTTGGGTTTTCTGAGCGTGGTTTCATAGTTGGCTCAATAGTGTTCTGAATGCTTTTTCAGCCGTTGCTGGCACTACACCGTTGCCGAGGAGGCGCAACTCGTCTGTCCGATTATCACAGGAGACGCACAGCTCGGCATAGTCCAGCCCACCGGAAGTCCCATGAGTGTCTCCACCCAGCGTGGATTCAATTTCCCCCCCGTATTGTGTTGCGCCTGCTCGCCCAACCTGTGTTTCCCACTGTCCTCCTGTTTGTCCTGCGCCATCGAGCACCTCGGCGTTGCCCAAGCCTTCATCTGGCTGTGCAGTGTGTCTGGCTTGCCCCTGTGTGCCCCGCTGTCCATCTCCGCTCTCGGCGTTGCCCATGCTTTCGCCTGCATCGTTAGACTCACATGGCAATGCTCGCCCCTGTCCCCCATTCTCGCCACGAAGTTGCTGTCCGCTCCCGGCTCGTTTGCTCTGGGAGTTAGCCACGACTCTGGGCGGCTCCCATTGGTGCTGTGGTTGCCCTGGGCGGCTAGGCCACCATCCGTGTACGCCTGCACTGCAACATCTAGCGTGTCCATGCTGATCTTCCCGTCCCGAATCCTGCCACCCTCGTAGCCACCCTTGTGATCCAGAGTCGATGCGGTGGGCCATGATGAACACTCGCTTTCGCTGGTGCGGTGCGCCAACTTCAGCCGCGCTGAATATTCCCCACGCCGTTTCGTAACCAAGGCTTTCCAAGTCTGCAATGACTTCTCTGAGTCCAAGGCTGATGTGTCCTTCGACATTCTCGAAGAAGCAGAGCTTTGGTCGAAGAAGTCGAATGCCGCTTGCGATGTAGGGCCAAAGATGTCTTGGGTCGTCTGTTCCAAGTCGCTTCCCAGCTGCGCTGAATGGCTGGCAGGGGTAGCCTCCAGAAAGAACGTCCACCTTATCTCGAAACTCTTCCCATGGGAAGGTCTTAAGATTCGTCCATATAGGTGCTGGGTCCATGAGTCCCGCTTCCATTTTTGCAACCAAGTTCGCAATGGCGAAGGCTTCGATCTCACAAAGAGCGATTGAGCGCATAGTTGGGAGGACTCGTTTAAGTCCAAGTTCAATGCCTCCGTATCCGGCACATAGGCCGATGTGTGTAATTGTTTTGGTAGTATCCACATTATTTTTTTCGTTTAGGTTGATCGTCTGGTGGTTCTGGTTCAGGGCACATTTGCCAGATCATGCCGTGCTTTTCTTGGTTTGGACTGTGTCGGATAAAAATTCGCGCACTTGGGTTGCCTTCCCAACTTTGCATTCCAGCCCGCAATCTGCGCTTTGTTGCCGTTAGTGAGCAGGTCGGCGGTTCGCCGGGTTGAGTCTCCACGCGCTGAAGCGTGACAACCTCACGAGCCCAGTTTGTCAGTGCAGAGCTTCCAAAGCCCGCATAGGCCAAATCGGAGTCAGTGCGTGCTGTGCCTTCCCTAGGTTTCGGAAGGTGATGAATGAGCACCAAAAGCACCCCAGTTTTGCTGCTGATTCGGTTGAGCCCGTTGCAAAACTCTGTCACCACCTTCTGGTCTGAAATGTCGTCGCCCAAATAGCACATGAGCGGATCAATCCACGCAACATCTGGACGATGCCGCACAACTAATGCTTCGAGCACTCGCAAAAACTCTGAGCCCGAATGCACGTTATCGCGGTAAAACACTAGCCGCTCGTTGAGTGTAGCCTTTTCTTGTTCCCCGCAATCCGTGCTCCCGTATTTGCAAATTACGCTTTGCAGGATTTCGGCCTGATCTCCAATGTCGTTCTCGGCTTGCAGGATTAGGCTTTTTAGAGCTTTAACTGGCTTTATGCCAAAGGTGAGCACGTCTGAAAATGTCCCACTACCCAGCGCCCACCCGATTGCCAGTTGCATCGTCAGCGAGCTTTTACCGATGCCGCTCTGAGCGTTAATGAGCAGCGAGCCTCCTTTGCATAGCCAGCGGTTGCCTATGAGGCTGTTTCTATCGTGCTTTGTATCATAGTTTAGTAAATCATTAAACGCGGTCTGTACTATAGAATCGAGCCCCTGCTCGGCGCTCGCCACCGTCACGGCATCGCCAAGCCCGGCCACGATGTCACCAGTCGGCAATCCTTCACCAAGTGCTTTTGCTGCTTCCCTGAGTTGCGCCAATAGCTTTCGGCGTCTTGCGGCATCCTGCACCAGGCCGCACCAGCTCGGTAGCGGTTCGAGACTCGGCATCCCGGTAGACAGGTCCGAAATGGTCGCAAATGGAATGCCTTGGTGCGCTAGTTGGGTAGCCAGCGAAAGCGGGTCCAGACTCTGCCCAGCATCTGCTGCGGCTTGAATGCCCGCAAAGATCGTCGCAAAGCTAGGATTGAAAAAGTCCCCAGCTGTCAGCCCAGATGCGACAACTGCGGGAAATGCGGTGTGAGGTGCAAACAGTAGACACCCCAGCACCGCCCGCTCGGCTTGTTCAGCCTGCGGGATCGTTTGTACGCTCATCGGTTAGCGAGCGTCGTGCTGTCGTTGCCTGCGGGCTAGTTCCGAGAGGATTTCCGGCTCGGCAGTGGCACTAAAAATGTGGATAGCGCGAGCCAGTTTAAAAGTCTGCATCGCGCTTGGATTGAGCCCAGGTTGTCCAGATTGCACCAGTGCATTGTGCGTTCTCATTAGTTCGTCGGCAATCCGTTCGGCTTCTGTCAGTTCGTGCTTGGTCATTTGTTGTTTCCGCGTTGGTCGGATGCGCGGCCCCCGGTCGCCAAATTAAAACGGGATCTCGTCAGACTCTAGCTCTGTGCTAGTCGATGCCGGGAGCCAGCGTTTGATCTCCAGATACGCCTTTCCAGTCTTCTCGCTGATCCTGTCACCGGGCCCCAGTTCGACCTTGGCAATCTTGCCAATGCAGTCCTCGGTCTCAATCACCAAGGTTTTTCCTTCCACAACCTTTTTGCCGATTGCCAGCGCAAAGTCTGCCACGTTGCGGCTGTTTTTGGCGGTGAAAACGACCCAGCTTTTGAACGTGAGCGGGCCGACTTTCACTTCAAGCTGCAGCATCTCGTTTCCAGCTTTTGAGACTGCCTCGATTGCGTGCTCGATCCGGGCTAAATGGATTCCGGCCTCGATGGATTGTGTTGGTTCTGTTGTTTCGATTTTCAGTGATGGCATATGTATTTAGATGGAAAACGCTGCAAAGAATCTTTCGGGAAATGCGATAGCTTGGGCGGCAATATCTGCCGGGATGTCGAGGTATGTCTCACCCTCCTTAATCCAGCCTCGCTTGAGTGCTCCTGCCGTGACTTTTTCACGCTGCGCACTGTTTTTGTCGGCAAGTAGCCGCTGCATCGGGTTGATGCGTTCCAGCATTGGAGGTGTCGGGGTTAATGATTCGACCGTAATGACTGGTTCATCGTTTGGCTCTGTGTGCGACTGGATTGGAGCGAACTCTTGCACTTCTTCTGGCGCGTACAGCCCCGAAAGCACACCAGGGTAAATTGCCCGCACTGCTTCAGAGATGCACCGAGCCTTGAGCATCTGCCGGGGAAACTTGCGCCAAGTTGGATTTGATGTGAGCCCGGCGCGCTCGGCGTCCTTGATGGTCCAACTCACTTTTAGCGAGGCTCCCTGTGGATGTGTAAACGTGCCCGAAACTGCCTCGTGCGTGTAGTCGTGCCACTCAACACGGCCTCCAGCCTGCTGGAACCGTGCCAGCATTGCGTCTGACTTAAGAGATGGTTTGCCGTTGATAATGTGGTAATCGCGGGCTGCTTCGGCGGGATGCCGTCCCTCGGCTTGGCAGAGTAAGCCTAGCGCAAGAGCTTGCTCGGCTGTCTGAATCCCGAACAGCTTGGATTTGGCAATGGCCTCGGCCATCAACTTTGTCTGATCGAATGGTATTAGTTGCATTTGGTTTTCATTTTTAGCCCGGCCTCAAGAATGAGGAGAGCGTCTGCGGTTTTCAGTGTGACTGAAAGTTTTGGGTAAAGCGCTTGAGCGCGTCCTTTAAGGTGCGCCTTCCAGCGGTTCCCGTGCGTCTTCTTGTCGCCGAGCCCGAGAGCCTGCTGCCACTTTTTAGGAGGCAGATACTCAATCCGAGCACCATAGGCGGCAAGGATGCCTTCAATCCTGCCGTAGTTGCGGAACATGGTTGCCATGCTGCTGCCGGACATTTTGCCCGCAAACTTGGGCAGTTCCTCGAGGAACACGATTGAGGTCGGGAAAAACGGACCGGCGGTTCGCGTGACGAGAATCTGGAACTGGGTGTCGAGGTCGTGCAGCGTCTCCGGCATCGGCAGTGCATGTACGCTGCCGTCGGTGTCGGTGTAGGCAATGCCGCCGCCCACGCCTGGGTCAATGGCGATGTAGTGTTGTTGGCTCATTTGGTTAATCGTGCCCAGATACGGGCAAGCACGCTGTGGTTTTCGAGGTGATTTAGAGACTCTCGGAGAAGTCGCACGGACTCGCCTTGCCACGCAATAATCTGCCGGGCGTCTGTAAGTTTTGCCGATGTTTCTTTGAACTTTGCGCGTTCGTCGCGTAATTTCCGGCGCAGCTCCCAAATTTGTTTTTGAGTGCTCATTTTGCTTGCACAAGTGGAGCCTGCCCGACTTTTTTCTGCACGATCCATTCCGGCAGTTCATGCCCGGCGTTGCTCCAAAGCGTCTCCGCTTTTTTGCGACTGAGTCCTCCTAACGCGGCAATGGCGTCACCGGCGCCAATTAGCCCCTCCTCAACGGCGCGTGCGACGTGCTCGGCCTCGATGTACTCGGATGCCCTAGGCTTTTGCAGCCTCCAACCGTGCACCGGCTGCCCAGCTTCGAGCAGTTCGCGAGCCTTGGCCTTGGCCGCGTCTCTGAAATCGTCCAGTGTCTGGCACGCGGCCAGAAACTGCCCAAGCCGGTCTGGATCGTTTAGGAGCCCAAGAAACGCTTCATCCTGCACTGTAGGCGCAAGCCCGGCGACTGTCACCAGTGCGCTGTCTTTACTGGCAACTCGAGCCGGACATGTCAGCGATTTGCTACACCATCCGCAGTAGTCGTTTTCGACTGGAGCAGTTCCCACGTTTGCCAGCACCTTTGCGACTAACTCGGATGCCGTCCTGTAACTCCAGACATGAGTGACGACCTGGCGTTGATCGCAGAAAAGCAGATGAGTGGTCCACTCGCCCACAAAGTGCTCCTGCATAAGCCCGAGCGCGTAAGCTGCCATTTGTGCTTGGTAGTTGTAAATCTGCCCGCTCTTAAGGTCGATAAGCCAGCGGCCTTTGATTGCCACGCCGTCAGCGGTTCCGCGATGCTCCAGCCCCTCGGTGTGGATGCGGCATTTGTCCTCGTCAGTCGTGAGCTTGTCAGCCCCGCCGTTGAGTCGGATGCACTGGTCAATTGCCCAGCGCACGGCCTTCGCGTCCTCCTCTGGCAAATCCCAGTCTGGAAACTCGCCATGCGTCCAGGCATGACGGAAAGCTGCGTCTAGTTTGGTGCCGCGTTCTGCTGCTGGACTGGTGCCCGGTGCGCCTTCGTACTGCCCGCAAAGCGCAAGCTTGGGAAGTGATGAGTGTCTGATTTTCATTTGTTTCTAGCTTCTGCTTTTGCCTTGTTGTGTTCGGTTGCTTTTTTCTTGCGGTAAACGCTGGCGCATTCCTTTGAGCACGTTTTGGCAAACGTACTTCCAGCCTGCCGCCTCGGTCGCATCTGGTGGCAAATGATGCATTCCGCTAGGATTGCCGGCTTTGTGTCAGCGCCATGGTTTGCTTGAAAGGTTGCGATCTGTCGCGCCTTAGAGCATTCCGGGGAGCAACTTTGCGTCTTGTTTTGTGTCGGCTGAAAGGTTTTGCCGCAAAAACAGACTTTGGTTCCGAGTCTGCAACTCCCGCATTTAGTGATGCTGATGTTGCCACGAAAGAATCCGATGCCGCACTGTGCGCAGTTAATCGTGCGCCATCCTGCGCCGTATTTCTGAGTTTTGGGCGGTTTAACCGGCTTTGGTGCCTCTGCCGGTTCCACCAGTCCAGCCTTAATGCCAGCGCGCACTAGCTCTGCGGCTTCCGCCAGGATACTTTCGCGTTCGTCGTCTGTTTCCACTGCGGAGCCAAAATCAAAAACCCGAGTCCGTGCCGCTGGACTCCAGCACGGTTTCCCGTTCATCATTCCGTTCATCCCGCTCATTTGGTGTTCAAAGCCCAGAGGTTGACGATAACGAGACAAGCCAACGCGATAGACTCGCCCAGGTTGGTGCTGCCGATGAGTGCCAGCAGGTCCACAATCAAAAGCGCGCCAATTGTCGCGAGTTTGGCAACGGTCCATTTGCGCGTGTTGCGCGGCGGTGTTGGGCCTTGAAAAGGGCGGGAGTAATGTGATGTGCTCATCGGATTAGCGGCTGTAAATTGCGGTTTCGATGCGGACCACGGTCAGGTCGCTAGACATGCCATTGCGGCGGAGAATCCGCTCTGCGCCCCGGTAGGTCAGTTGGAAAGCCCGTGCGATGTGGCGCGTGGACTGTTCGCCGGTGGCGCAATTAGAGACGGTGATGGTGTGCAGGATCATTGTCGTTGTTGGTTGTTTGTTTGTTTGTTTGTTTGGTCGCTAAAAATTACTCACCGCAAGCCATGGCGCGGGCAATGCGTGCGCTGCTAATGCTAACTGCGTCTAACTCGGCCAAGTGTGCCTTGGCGGCTGCGTTGTGCTCAACGTGCGTTGCGTCAATAGCGTCGACTGCGGCAGTGACTGCAGCATCAATCTCGGCGGTCAACGGCAGCTTGCCAATGGCAGACACTGCCCAGGCGGGCAAACCAGCGGGCACCGTGCGTCCGCAAAGGATTGGGGTGCCAATGCCCTGCACTGTCGCAATAATATCGGCTGCCATTGTGCCATCCCAACGATTAGTAGGGGCCACGGTAATAACTGCAGTCTTGCCGGAGGGGAGCGTGTAGTTGATCGTCGTTGTCATGGGCCCAACTATATCCACCCAAACGCGCTTGGCTAGCTATTTGTTGCACTTTTTTTAGCCCGCTTCAAAGCGTTCATTTCCCGCGCTTTAGGTCTAGGCTTGCACGCATTCCGGCGCGCTGCCTCTGCTTTTTTTTCCGATTTTACTGCGCCGCCTAGTTTGCCAATTTCGCGGCAGTGTTCGCGGAGTGTCTTTTCAGTGCTCATCTTTTGCTAGTTGCTCGTCATCAATGATTGCCAGAACGCACCCGGCTGGGAGCCAGGTGTCTGCGTGCGTCCATTTGCGGCGTTTTGTCGGGTTTGCGTCCAGTAGCTCAATGGTTTCGAGTTCCTTAATAAGTTCCAAAACCTCAACGTGTTCTGACGTGTAAACAGTGCGTTTTGTGTATTTTCCAGAGATTGGGCATGGAGCAATCTGCTGCCAAGCGCGCTCCAAAAGGTCCGCCTCCCGTTGCCTCAGGTATTTCAAAAGCCTAGTCACCATAATTTTGCAGCCGCTCAATTTCCCGTTCGATGTACCAAATAGCTTTGCGCAAGTCCTGCACCGGCTCGCCTTTCTTCTGGTGCCTCAACAGGTACTTGAGCGCATTGCCAATGCAGAAGTTTTCGTGGATGCAAATAGTAATGGCCTCAATCTTAGACGGATGTGTCGTGTAGTGCGGTGGATGGTTTACGGGGTCCATGCCGCAACCATACCCAACCCCGCTTTGCTGTCTACTTCGTGTTTTCTGTCGTCAACGCAAGTGCCTTTGTTTCATGGGGAAAATCACACCCGTCGCAGGTTCTCCCTGCACACCATACGGCAAATTGCTATTGCGCTATCTGGAAAAAGTATATCTTGGCTGCGTTATGGAAAACCAAACACCGATCAAACCCCGTAAGCCCCGCACAGTTAAAGAAGCTGCACCGCACGTTGCCGCCATGAAAAAGGCAATGTCCGTGGCGCTAAAAGCTGAGCACGCTTATGCCTCTGCTGCTGGAAAGATTGAAAAACAGATCCAGGAACTGAGACAGGGGCTCGAAACTAATCGCGCAGCCGCGAAAGACGCATGGTATCAGGTGCACCTAACTGCGTCTGATTGCGTTCGCGCGCACGAAGCTTAATCGCCAGCCGGGAGGAAGCCGGACTCAAACAGTGCGGCTTCCTCGTCCCGGCGCCTTTTGAGGCCGTTGTTTCCAGGCCACAGGTCTTTCATCATTCGAAGTAGCTTCGGAATCAGTTCCGGCTGCCCATCCGCAAGCGCCATTTGAATCCCGAGCATTTCAGCGCGCCGATCCCCCTTCAAGCTCGTCCCGCGGTTGAACACCAGGGACACAAGCGCCGCCGCACAATCCCCCGGGAGGTCCACCATCTGCGGGTAGATCCGAAGCGCCCGCAGATACCATGTCGGGATCGTCACCGCCTCAAACACCGCGAGCGCCGCCGCCCAGGGAACCACTAAATGTCGAACGTGAGGTAGCACGGCTTGAGCGTCCGCCCCTTTGCGGCCAGATACACCGACCAGCGCCGCCAGCGTCGCAGAGTCCAAATGTGGAGCCCAAGCGCGGCTTGTCTCGGTCGCTGGAGTGTGTCCCAGATCCCAGCCAACCCCAATCGTGATGCCACTTTGCTCACCGGGCCACTCGGGGTTGCGGTCGTAGTAGGCTTCGCCGCCGGTTTCCCAAGCGATGATGGATTTGATACCGCGAGGGGAAAGGTTCATTTGCGCAAGCTACGGATGGTTTCGATGATTTTCAGCGAGGTGAACACTGCGGCCAAAAGACAGCCGGTGACTCGGATCCACTGCTCGGCCTCACTAAGTGAGAGCGCCAAGGCCCCCACGTTTGCCAGATTAACGGTTGCGAGGTCGAACAGGTGGCGACTAGACATGTGCGAGAAAGGTTGAGCCTGGTCCTGGTACTGTTGGCAATCGTCCGGTGGCGTCATAGATCCCACTGTAAGGCGAAATCTTGTCGGGCGGAAGTCCGTTGCCGTCAGTTCCTGCGGGCGGGAGCACTCTTTTTGTGGGAGCCAGTATTTGCAGCCCGGCGGGCGGCGTTGCGCCTAGATATTTTGCTTGGAACTGAGGGATTTGAGGAACTGGCAGAACGGTCATAGATTTGTTTTCCAAAAAACCCAACAGCCGCCCCAGCAACTCCAGCAACCAGCGCCCATGTTCCGGGAGCAATAGACGACGCAAGAGCCAGCAGGAGCGAAATGTTGGAAGGTGAAAGTGTCATTTTGCAGGAGGCTTGAAACTCGCCCCGTAGTAAAAAGCGAGCACTGCGGAAAACGCCGTGCTTAAGCTGCCGATAAGTAGAGACAACGTGGTAGACTCCCAGAGCTTTAGGTCGCCCGTGAGCAGTCCAATTAGGATGCCAAAGAAGCCCCCAGTGACAACGCACGCAAGCACCGGGGGCACCCATGAGCCCGTTGATGTCTGCATCGTGCGTGCGCTCGCCCGGTCCTCTGCTGCCAGTTTCTCGGCGTCGATCCCGAGTTCGGCCATGCGAGTCTTGAGTTGGAGGTCAGCGGCCTGTAGCGCGGCAATCTGCTCGGCAGTGAGGTTGCCCGAGGTCAATGCCTTTTGCACTTTGTCGGTCGTCGCCTCGCTCATGCCCAACGCTTTGCCAACAGCCTCCACGGCGGCCCCGCCAAGTGGACCACCGAGGAGACTGCCTATTGTGGGGAGAAGTTTGGCGAGGAAAGACATGCGCTAGAAGTAGGGCGTGTTCGGCGTGATCCGCGAATAAATGAAATCCATGTTTGCCACCACCGCCGTTCCAATTGCCGCCGTGCGGATTATGTGCGCAAAAAAGATAATCCTACCAGACGGAATGTTGGTTGTGTGTGTGGCAACTATGTTGCCGTCAATTTTGGCAATAATTTGCGTTCCTGCTGCGTTGATCAAAATTTCCAACGAACGAAAAGTGTTTGGCGAAAAGGAAACACCTGTTGCGGTGGCGGTTTCTACATTTGCAGTTTCGGTCACAAACTCAATGGCTTGGCCGTTTTGCACTCGAAAATAAATTCCGTTCGCAGGCTCTCCTGTAATGTTATCCGTCCATCCGCATCGAAGTGCGCCGGTCAACGTGGTATCAAACCAAGTGGGGCCACTTTGTCCCACACGGAAAATAACCCTAGCGGCAGAGTTTCCAATCAGCATGCTGTTTGCAGCCTGATTAAGTCGGCTCTGCTGGTTTGCTGTTGCTGTTGCGCCTGTAGACATTGCAACAACTCCAAGCCCAGAATTGACTTGAGAGTTTCCCCCGCCTGTCACTCCAAATGCTAAGTTTCCAGAAAGCGAAACTAGCGCCATGAATTGCTCAAAAAACTCAAGGTAAGTTCCAGGCGTTGGGACGTTTGCCAGTGCGTTGGTAAGCCCGCTAATTTTGCTCTGCGCGATCGCCGCAGCCGGGTCCACGTCAGCGTCTACCAATAGACTTGCGGGACTCTGTAGCGTGCCAGCCACGTTTTTCCACAAGCCTGTACCTGCTACAAGTCCAAGCGATGTGTGCACATGGCTTGGAGTGTTGCCGCCAAACTGCCCAGTAACGCTGTGGTTGCTTGAAGTCGCGTAAGCTTCCAGCGTCACAAAAATACGATCCGTCACCAGCATCGCGGTTTCGGGCATTATTACCGTGAAGCCGTAGAGCGCGGAGGGTATGCCGATAGTTACCGCCTCAGAAGTCGCGAGCAGCGTAGGCGCGTCGGTGCCGTTGTACTTGTAGACTTTTGCGCGGACGCTGTTGCTGTGGTTGTTGTCAGCCACCCCAAGCAACCACACGTTAAAATCCCACAAGCCCGCCGGGATGTCAGTCGATCCCGGATCCTGCGGCGTGGACTCGGTGACAAAGCCCGCGAACTGAGTCCACGTTTCTGGGGTCAGCGTGCCACTCGCTGCGGTCGTTTGGCTCGCGTCAGCACTGCGCCCGAGTTGTTTGGGAGTGCCGGGCAGGTTGGTAGTTGGCGCGTCGGCGTCGGTGCCCTGATTGAGGTAATACGTCAGCCCGTTAGCACCGCCGCCGCCGCCGCTACTTGGCGTTGCTGGCGTCCAGGCTGTGCCATTCCAAATAAGCGTCTGCCCGTTAATTGGTGCAGTTGCAGAGACGTTCTGGTTTTGGATTTTTTCGACCTTTGTCGTATGCAGCCCGCCGGTGACATCGCCGTTTAGAATTGGAGAATTGAGGTCAGCCATAAAAAATTATCTGTAGAGTGCCGCGTAATTAAGCCCCAAGCCAGTGCCCAGCGGTCTGTTGTGATCTTCGTACCAGCCATTGCCGTCCCAGATGTCTCGAAAGTCGGCAAATGCCCTCTCGAATTTTGGACGCACTGCCGCAAGGCTAAAGTTCTCCATCGCAAAGTTCACCATCCGCCCGCGGTCAATGCTGTCAACGCTGCGAATTGCCCGCAGGATGTCGCCCATCGTGTTGCAGCGAAATCCATTGGTGCCGTCCACGATGTATTCGGTCATCGCCCCAAAGTCAGTCGTGATCGGAACGCACCCGCTCATCATCATCTCCACCGCAGTGCCTCCAAATGGCTCCCAATAGGTGGATAGCAAAAAGCCAAACTTGGCCTTTGCCATAAGGGCTTTGCGCGTCTCAATGTCAGCGTAGCCGATAAAGTCCACATGGTCGGGCCACTCGTTCAGTTCAATACCATCAGGGCCGCCTTGTCCGGCAACTTTGAGCCGGATGCCAGCGCGCTTGCACGCGTCAATCGCGATATCCAAGCCCTTGTTGGTGCCTAAGCGCCCAATGAACAACGCGTAGTCTTCGCGCTCCTGCGTTGCGTCAAAGTCTCGCGCGTCAAAGTAATTTGGCACCACTCGGTGATACCACTTAGGGTCGCAGTGCGATACGCCGCCCGTGCCTGCGTAGGCACCTTTAAGCGGGTAAGACTCGTAACACCGAAATTGCGCGAATGCCCATCCCGAGCCAATACCAGGCTCAACGACGATAAGATCGCCAGCAGCGTTTGCAATGTCGCACGCGCCTTTAGTGCCGCCCCAAAATGCCAGCACCAAATCCCCGCGCTTCTTGCGCTTCAGAATCTCAGCCCCGGCATTTGCATTGAACGTCTGGTGCGCAAAGTCATCCGATGCGTGCCGGAACTGATTCTTGCGCCAGTCATAGTTGCCGTAAGTTTTCTCAAGCACCTCGTTTGAGGTCACGTCAACGTGTTCGTGCGCGGCCGTTTTAGAGTCAGGATGCCCGTAGTGAATTACACGGTAATCGGCAGAGTCCTTAAACATCTCGCAGAACTTGAGCACTTTTTGCGTGAACGCACACGCCGAGTAATCGGGATGCGTTACGGTGTGCGGAACCGCAAGTGCGTGAATAGTCGTCATTTACTGATAAAAAGGCATGAACGCAAGTCCTGTGCCTGGAAGTCCTTGCACTTGAACTTTAACCCATCCTGCAACATTTACTGCGTCTGATGGCACTGTTGATCCAGTCCAAACACCAGGCATTGTAGCCCAGTAAAATTGACCATTTGCTCCCACTGGGTCTTGGTTTAATGCCATTGATTGGGTGCAAACGAAGATCATGCCAATGCGAGTGACAACCTCTCCCCCCATGTACTCAATGGTTGGATCCCAAGCCGGAATTGCTAGCCCATCAAATGGAGCCCAGTTTGTTCCATCAAAACGCAATAAATTGCCTGCGGTTGGAGTTGTTGCGCTAATTGGCACACCGCTCAATTCTGCGGTAAATGAAGGCTGCCAAGTGTTTAGCGATTGATTCCACGTCACTGACATTTTGTCGTCAGGAACTTGGTCAGACAAATCGCGGCCTTGGAGCTGCGTTGCATTGCCATCGCCACCGCTGCCAGTGCCAACCACTGCGCGGATGCTAATAAGTTCGCCAGTGACGGGAGCATCCACAAAGGTAATCGTCCCGCCCGCCGTGTTTGTAATGCTGTACTTAGAGGGAGGTTGGTCAATGCCACCAACGCTTACCAAATACCCGCCGTCGTCGGTGCCGTTATAACCCGAGAACGTAAACGCTACGGTTGTGCCGTCACCAGTGTGCTCGGTTACTGTTGTGCCTGCCACAACAGGAGATGGTGCGCCAGTGGCTCCAGCCGGACCTGTCGCGCCCTCCGTGCCTGTAGCGCCTTGCGTTCCCGTCGCGCCGGTTGCACCGATGCCAGTAGCGCCAGTGCTTCCGATTTCACCTTGCGCTCCCGTTGCTCCTTGTGGGCCAGTCGGTCCAGTCGGTCCAGCAATACCTTGCGTTCCTGTTGCACCCGTTGCGCCCTGCGGCCCAGTGTCTCCAGTTGGGCCTGTAGCCCCTTGAATGCCGGTTGCCCCTTGAATGCCAGTGGCACCTTGTACTCCAGTTGCTCCAGTTTCTCCAGTCAAACCAGTTGCACCAGTTACCCCAGTAGATCCAGTAACACCTGTAGCGCCTTGCGTTCCAGTTGCTCCAACTGGGCCTTGAATGCCTGTAGCACCTTCTGGCCCTTGAGTGCCAGTCGCTCCGGTAAGTCCAGTTGCGCCATGCGCTCCAGTCGCGCCTTGTCCCCCAGTGGCTCCAGTTTCTCCAGTCGCTCCAGCGGGGCCCGTTGCTCCCTGTGATCCAGTCGCACCGGTCGCGCCTTGCGTGCCAGTCGTGCCAGTGGCTCCTGTTGGCCCTTCAATGCCTTGAGTGCCCGTCGCGCCTTGTACTCCCGTTGCACCAATTGGCCCTTGTGCTCCAGTTGCGCCCGTAACTCCAGTCGCCCCTTGCGTGCCTGTTGCACCAATTTCACCAGTGGCACCTTGTGTGCCAGTAGCCCCTTGGGGACCAGTCGCCCCTTGCGCGCCGGTTGGCCCAGTCTCGCCAGTTGCGCCAACAGTCCCAGCCGTGCCTGTGGCTCCGACAGGTCCAGTTGCCCCTTGTAATCCAGTTGCGCCTGCAAGTCCGGTTGCTCCAGTTAATCCTGTGGCACCAGCGGGCCCTGTCGCGCCCTCATTGCCGGTTGCACCAGCAATGCCGGTTGCGCCGGTTGCGCCGATCCCAGTTGCACCAATTGTGCCGGTTGCGCCTTCGGGTCCAGTGGCTCCTTGAGTTCCGGTCGCGCCCGTAGCTCCAATACCCGTAGCGCCTTGCGTCCCTGTTGCTCCTTGCGGTCCGGTTGCCCCAAGTCCACCGGTTGCGCCAGTTGCTCCACCAGGATCGCCCTGTGGCCCAGTGGCTCCGGTCGCGCCGTTGACGCCATTAACACCTGTCGCACCAATCGTGCCAGGCGCGCCGGTGAGAAGTGTAACGACCAAAGGTCCGCAGGAAGATTCGCAACTCATAATTAAGAAATGGTAACGCGGGCCTCGATTAGCCTGTAGTCAAAGCCATCGGGTCTTTGGACGTTAATGGTTAACTGTGCTCCAAACTGCACCGCAAGAGCTGCCGTTTGCGTGTTGGTGAGTCTGAGTGACACAACGTCAGCATGCGGACGCTCAACGCTCGGAGTCGTCAGAGATGCCCCAGCAGCGGTCTTGAGAGTTGGCGTCACCGTCCAGTCCGTAAAGTCGGTATAC